AGTTGTTGTTGGCGGATTTGTATCTAATATTTCTTGCTGTACAGGTGTTGCGCCTTGCTCGCTTGCTTGTTTTTGAATTTCATTGATTAACCCTGCAACTTCAACAAAAGGTCTAGAACCAAGATACTGAAGAATGCCGTTAATTAAATCTGTTGTTAATGAAAGTTTTTCCATTTTTTAATATCCTAAAAAATTGCCACCAAAAAGGGTTGATGGCTTACCCTAAATCAATTAGACCAAGGCAATGGTGGTTGTGTTACTAATGGATTAATCTGTAATGCTAAATTGTTGTTAATTGCTGTTTCAGTAGTTTCTTGATTAACACCGTTTTCCCAGCACCATCCAACTACTTGTGATTGTGTTAATTGTGCATAAGGTGTAAAAGAACCCCCTTCAGCAGGTTGAGGAAATGTACAAGTGCCGTATATGCTATTTGTAAATGTAACAGGTGGAGTTGCTGTATTTTCTTCTGTACCTGTACATCTCCATCCAGCAGTCAATACGACTTCTGAGTGTCCATTAATGGTTTGTGTGGATGCGTCCATCCAGTCAATAGTCCAGTTAATTGTTGCCGACATTATTTATTCTCCTTATTTAGATTCAAGTTGTGCTACACGTTTACGAAGTGATTGTATTTCCGCAATTAAGTCCGCCATTACTTCAGGGCTTGATGCTTGCATAGCTTGATAAACTGGGTTTCCTTCTTCATCAACAGCATCTTTTTTGCCAGTGACACTATTTGGATAAACTTCAGCAAACTTGTGCGCTAAGAAACCACGAGTACGACCACCAGCTTTCCAATCATATTCAATAGGCTTAAGTGCATCAATTCTTTGACCTGAATCAGTAACATCACCAATTACATTTTTTAATCTGTAGTCAGAAGTTGCATTGTATAAGGTTGCTGCTCCGTTATAGCTAATTGAACCTACTGTTGTAGCTGATGAATTTAAAAATCCAACATAAACACCAAGCGATGCACTAGAATTTTGTATTGATAGAATATTATAAGCACCAATATCTGCTTTTATACCCACTTTACAAGAATTAAATTGTGCTGATGCACCAACCAACAAATTACCACTAGAGTCTATACGCATCTTTTCTGATGACGCTATTTCCCAAATAAAACCTGTTGAATTAAAGTTTGAATTTTGATGTAAATAGCCATCACTAGCTAGTCTTGTAAACTGATAATATCCTGTAGAACCGTCACCAATTCTAAATGTTGCATTTGGATACCCACCAATTTCTAATTGTGCGTTAGGACTACTTGTTCCTATTCCTAGATAGCCAGCGTTGGAAAGCGTCATTCCTAATGTATTGTAATTTGAATAAAATTTAATGCCTGGTGTGTAAGCATTATTAATATTTAAATAACTAGAAGAATCTAAAAATAAAATATTTCTTGCTGTGCCACCACTATCTGTCAACAAATATCCACTACTTGCACCATTACCACTTGAATATATTTGCCCAACTACTTGTAATGGATAACTAGGACTATTTGTACCTATTCCTAGATAGCCAGCAGGAGAAAATCTACCAACTTCAACACCAGCAGTTAAAAATTGAATTGCAGAACTAGAGCCACCATTTAATTTAATGGATTGGTTTCTTGTTCCATCGCCTGATAATAATAACCATCCACCTGCATTACCATTTAAATAAACTGCATTATTTGACGCATAATTGGATAAAGTACCATCTACGTTATATAAAGTAGTGTTATATGCTTGAGTAATGCCATTAACAGTTAATCCACTTGTTGAAGAATAACTCAATGTACTTGCAGAACTAAAAGCACTTGTACCATTACCATAAGGAATATATCCTGATGTTAATGTTGTTAATCCTGTGCCACCATAAGCAACACCAAGAGCATTAGTTAAATTAAGTGTATTAGCCGTTAAAGTTGTGCCGTTAAATGTTAAATTACTTGATTGTGCAATTGCTGATGTGCTAGATGCATAAAATATTTGATTAGCAGTAAACGCAGTTAAACCTGTACCCCCTGAAGAAGTTCCAAGTGTACCTGCCAAAGTAACTGCTCCTGCTGTTGCAGTAGAAGGAGTTAATCCTGATAAAGATGTTTGAAATGTTGTTACCGCAACACCACTTAGTGTTGACCATTGTGGTGCAGTACCACTCGATGTAAGAATCTGTCCATTTGTTCCAATAGCAAGTTTAGATAAGGCTGTACCTGACGCATAGTAAGGTAAGTCACCTGCTGTGTAGCTCGATAAACCTGTTCCGCCGCTGGCTGTTGTTAATGCATTGGTAAGTGATAATGTTCCAACTGTCAGAGTCGATAAATAATTAAACGCAATAACTACGTTTGTTCCATCTACATAAACAGCGCATTTAGTTCCATTAGGAACAGTAATACCTGTACCAGCAGAAGTTTTAACAACAATACTAAATCCACCTGTCGTATTATTTTCAACAATATAGTTCTTATTGATCGTTGGAACAACTAAATTTCTGCTAGCTGTATTAGTTCCTGTGCAGTTTAAATAAACATTTCGGAATGATTGGTTTGTATTTGATGCCGTTGCAGTTAAAGTTACATCCGCATCACTAAATGGTACGCTAACACGGCCAACAATCGCTTCTTCAAAAACATTCGTAAAGTTATTATTGGTTGATGTGCCCCAAGTACCTGCTTGTTCACCTGTTGCGATTAACTCAATATATAAATTTGATGAATACGTACTTGCCATAATTATTCCTTAAAATGTTTCTATCTCTTCCCAAACAGCATTTTCATCATCCGTTATTGCAGACCAAGATGAAGTTTCAGCATTGTTGATTTTCTGCCAATTTGTGGTTTCATCATTCGTAATATTACCCCAATTTGCGGTATTTGCATCATTTATATTTTGCCAATTTGTTGTTTCAGAGTCATCTATAACACTCCAATAATAATACCCTAAATTGCCTACATTTCCAACCGCATTTACACCAAGTAATCCTACTACATAACCACCATTTGTTACATTACCCGTTAATCCTGAGCCATTTACACCCGTTAAAAATGTCGATTTTCCGGGCGCTATAGTTCCAGCTTGTCCAGATCCCACTACCCCAGATAATGCAATAGAGGCACTCTTTCCTACATTTCCAACTAATCCAGAACCAACTACACCCGTTAACGCAGTTGATATGTTAGATGTTACTGTTCCAGTCAACCCGTTGGAACTTGTTCCAGTCAAAGCAACTGAAACACCACCATTTGTTACTGTACCCGTTAAACCAGATGCTAAAACACCTGATAAAGCTGAAACAATATTTGCAACTGCTGTTCCTGTTAATCCAGAACCTAGAACACCACTTAACGCCGTATCTTTGTTAACACCTAATGTTCCAGTAAGTCCTGATGCATTAACACCTGTTAACGCTATACTTAAACTTGGACTTGCTGTTCCTACACTACCACTAGCAAAAGTACCCGTTTCTCCTTCTGATTCTACTGGAACAACTGTACCTATTAAACCACTTGCATTAACACCCGATAACGCTACAACAAAACCGCCATTTGTTACTGTTCCTGTTAATCCAGAAGCAGATACCCCAGTTAACGGAATATTTAATGTAGCAACCTCAGTTCCTGTTAATCCACTAGCAAAAACCCCTGATTCTGCTACAGATGTATTAGCTACTACAGTTCCTGCATTTCCAGCTGCGCCTACCCCACTTAGTGCGATAGTTATATTACTTGATACTGATCCTACATTTCCACTAGCTGCAACGCCAGTAATTGCTACAGATCCGCCACCCCACGGGTCAACACCCCAACCTTCATTACCCCAGCCGAGTGACATAAATCACCCATTAAGTTGTAGATAAGCGAACTAAAGCTGTGGTAGTCGTATTAGATGGCATTGTTAAAGTAAAGTTACCAGATGTAATTGTCTGAGAACCAAATGTATATACTGCAACAGCCTTATTAGACTGGCTTGAGTTATACATCAACATGGTATCAAACGCTGTTGTTAATGTTACACCTGTGTAAGTAATACTTGCTGATGGTGTCCAATACCCTACACCCGCTGTAGCAGAAGAGTTTGTAGACGCTGGATTTGTACCATTCGTAATCGTTACACCGCCAGCAGAATATCCAGTTCCTGTTACTTCACCAGTTGCACTATATGCTGTTGTAGATGCATTTAATGTAGCAGAAGCTAAATACAACGCCGCCTTAAATGTGTCGGGCGTACTAGCTGTATGCGCAGGGTTAGCTGAGCTGAAATTGTGCGTCGCGCTTAAAAGTTCCCCCAAAAATGAGGTACACATGCTTTGAGTATTTGCCATATTCTATCCTAAAGTTGCACCAATTAAATCTGTAAATGGAGATTTTTTTAATGATACATGAGCTGAACGATGCACTAATTCATCATCTAACCAGTATTCTATCCAAGTAGTATACTCATTCTCATTATCTATACTACCCTCTCTTTTACTCAAAAGAGATTCGTCTATATCGCCTTTGGTTGTGGTAATAATCATAAATTTCCTTAATCTGGACTGCTGTAATTAATACTACTTGAATTTGTTCCAATTGTTAATATCGCACTATTGTATGCGGCCATTGGGAATTGCACTGTAAAACTAGTTGTACAAATCTTGTCCGAACCAAAATTTAAGACAAAACATGCCGCACCTGTAGTTGCATTATAAACTAAAGCACCTCTTGCAGTAAAGGCTGCTGGATTCCAAACTGCATTCTGAAATGACACATAACTGACATTATATTGCGTATTTTGCGTAGGATATGTAGAAATAACTAGCGTTTTACCACCAGCTGTATATCCTGTACCAACCACTTCATTTTGCGTAATATAAGCCGTTGTTGCTTGATTTAAATTAGCCAATGCATTATAAAGCGCTATTTTATAAGTATACGGCGTTGTAGAGGAAAAGTTTTCTAATCCACTTAACAAGTTTTGTTGGAACTGCGTACATGAAGTTTGAACAATCATGGTTTAACCTGACCAATTCTAAACTGTCCATCGCGGTACGCATCGCCACGCTCAAGACCTGCACCAAGACGAATAATCTGTTGAATAGCTTCTTGATACATCTTTTCATAATATGTAACCATATCCTGCTCACCCTTCATAAATATCATTGCCTCACGCAATGAACCATAAAGAAGAACAGGATCATAATTATCCCCTAACCAACTATGTCCAGTAGAGTTAGATACTGTTGCAACAGGAATACTAAAGTTTGTTCCAGAACCTAATGCAGTGCATGAAAGGGTGTCTCCAGCCACATAAAAATTACCACCAAATGTTAATGTTACAGATACTACTGCACCGCCAACAACTTGAATATCCGCTGTTGCGCCCGTGCCAGATCCGCCACTTAATGAAACATTTTGATATACACCATTTGTATATCCAGAGCCAGCTGTAATTGTTCCAAGCGTTGCTATCTGACCTTGAATAATGGTAGGTGGATAATAGTAATAATGCATCTCCATAATATAATTTTTATCTGGAGTTGGTGCTAACATCAAAGTCATTTGGTTAACATTGCTATATTGTGATCCAAATACAGCATAAAATCTTGGCAATCCTTGTGGAGTACCTTGATAAGTCGGCGATGAATATACAACTGATGGATATGCTTCTCTTAAAAAGTTAACATCCTTATCCAACAAATATAAATAATTGTTTGGCGTTGTATTATTA